GTGCAGTTTTCCCGTACCCAGAGCCTGAATGTGTGTGGGTAGGGCGTAATACACTGCCAGCCATGACCAGCGTAGGCCCTAGCCACATACATCAAGATTTCCTAGTATCGTGGGGTTCGGAAGCCTAATTAGCGAGTTTCTGTTCACTTTCACTACATGGGTAAAAGTGATTCGTTCTTCATCCGCCACTCAACCAACATAGACAACAGCAATGCGTACCGCCAAGAGCCGATTGATTTGGGCGCCTACGTGGACGCTCTCGGAAAATCAGTACTGCGAATTCACAACATAGCTGTGTCATTCACCGATAGCCTCGGTCGCTCCGTGGATATGGTCACTGGCGGCACTAAATCCGCAGCTGCACAATTTCAACTCGTCACGCAGACACAGAAGGATATCGTCATCGCTTCCAATAAATCTGTGATAGCAAGCGGGCTCATCAATGCGTTCAGGACCGCAAACAGCGTTGGCGTAGCTGACTCAGTCTCTCATGACTTCGACAACCTACCGCAGCTCTGGACGAACGGGTACCTAGTAGCTGTTGATTCGATATTCCTTGGGGGTGCAGCTAGCACGAATTGGAACGAAGACGTGTTCGTCACCGTGACTATGGAATGCACCGTTGAGACAATGACTCAGGCCGCCGCTATGGCACTGGCCCTATCTCAACAGTGATTCAGATGGCTAGGCAACTCTCATTCACCGCTGAGGACGTACTAGAGTTCCTCTTGATGCTCAAGGGGGGCGATGGGGGCAGGGGCCTATCGGAAGGGCCACAAACAGGTCTTATTGAAGCAATCAGAGAAGACCGTGAACGGTTCGGCAAGAGAACGCTACGTGAGCCCCTTGGCCGACAGCGCACCGTGAGTCAAAGACAGCTACGAATCGGTACTGCAGTAGCCAAGAAGAAGCGCAAGGTCAGTGCCTACCAGCGTGAGTTCGGTAGGCAACTCAAGAAACTCAAGCGGGCCCATCCCCGCACCCCCGTCACCCGCCTAATGAAGCGGGCTCATGCTGCAACCAAGAGAGCAAGGAGGGGCAAGTAGGATGGGGCGCTTATTCTCGCTCAGAGGCACTGCCCGTGTAGCTGACAACGCCATAGGTACAGAGAGTCTTCTAATTGACTACGTTTCACCCGACCGTCAACGAGCTTGGAAAATTGAAGCTGCTTGGCTTTGGCCGGTTGAAGCACGTGGGGACATGGCAGCCGATAACGTCGGGCAAATGGTTGTGCAAGCCTGTCTTCACACGGACACAATCACATTTCCAAACTTCGATGCATTGAACAATCCAGCTGACAACCGGCTCTGCGGATGGTACCAGCAACAGTACATGCAGAGGTCGGACTCAGCCGTATTCGATTTCATCGTCGCGAACGGCACATCTCTGGCTGACAATCGTTTCTTGATTGACCCTGATACGATGGTCACGAAAGAATTGTACTTGTCCCTCTCGAGTACTCGCGACGGTACCACCTCGCCCGACCGCCTTTGGGGGTGGATGGTACTATTGAGAGAGATGAAGGTGTCTCCAGCAGAATCGCTGTTCGCTCAAATCAAGGGAATGGGTCAAGACGTGACCGTTTGATGCAGTACTGATGCTACTGGAGGACGTTCACGCCGGATTGTGGAAGTCCTGGCTGATGTTTAATATCAATAATCGAGCTGTACTTTTTCCTAAATCCGGAAAAGGCGCTTCAAAGTGGCTCTCCAACCAGACACTTGCGGGGCACTTTGGGTGCAACTGCACCGTGCCAACTGCGATTCAAGCTCGTCAGCCCTCTTGACCCAAAATATCCGTGAGTCTAGTAGCTCCTGCCATGTGCCTCGTTCGTCATCGTGTTGGAAGTACCACACGATGGCATCTGAAATGAGGCGTGACTTGCCTCCAAGGCTCCGAGGGTAGGTCAGGCGGTCCACTACGAGACATGCCTTCCTAGTGAGTCGGAAACTGTGCGTAGCTCCTGCCTCTCTTCGTGCCTTCACTCAGTACCACTCCATGTCGTCTTCGTTGTTGTCCTGAGGGGTGCGCTGTGTCTCTAGGTTGGCTATGCGCACCGAGAGCTGCTCGATGCGCTCAGAGAGGCCGTCTAGCAGCTCGTGGACCACAGCTAGAGCGGCGTCTAGCTGCGCGTTCGTTGGCGGGTCGGTTGGTTGGGTGTCGTCGTACTCCTTCACAGCCCTAGGGAAGGAGCCTTTTCTTATCAATCCTTGTAATATTACAACAGATTGGGACAACGAAAGTGCAGTTTTCCCGTACCCAGAGCCTGAATGTGTGTGGGTAGGGCGTAATACACTGCCAGCCATGACCAGCGTAGGCCCTAGCCACATACATCAAGATTTCCTAGTATCGTGGGGTTCGGAAG